TACACATACTTTGAGTATTTGCCATGATAAGTCCTTATAGTGAAGCTGCTTCAACAGATGCAAAATTAGGCATCTTTTTTAAAGTTACGTGAGCTGATCTGTGAACCAACTCCCCCTCTAACCAATACTCAACCCATGTTGTGTACTCGTTGTCATTATCGACTGAACCTTCTTTTTTTTCAAGAAGAGACTCGTCCATGTCGCCTTTAGTTGTTGTAATCAATTTGAACTCCTAATTAACGCCGTAGTATATGTGTTTGCCGGCATGGTGATAGTGAAAACGTTGTTTGATGTTTTGTCTGAACCAAAGTCCAACACAGCTACAGACTTGTTACCTTGAGTTACGTTATAAATCAAAGCACACCTAACTGTCATAGCGGCGCTCCAAGAAACATTAGGAAGCCCAACATAAGCTGTGTAATTATATGAATTAACAGTGATAGGAGTCAAAATAGACCCACCAGCAGTATATCCAGATGCTACTACTTCATTAACTGAAGAATACACGGTTGTATCTTGGTTTATATTTGCGGCAGCAGTGTACAAAGCAATCTTAATTTGATCTGTTGTAAGGTTGTGAATACCTTGATACAACTGAGCTTTAAAGCTTGTTGTTTGGGTTTGTACAATACTCATGATACGGCAACCCTAACTTGACCATCACGATAAGCATCACCACGTTGTTTGCCATCACCCAAGTTCTTAAGAAGCGCAATAGCTTGAACATATCGTTCTTGGTACATCATATACATGCCATCATCAGTTCCACTCTTCATGTATGTACCAGCTTCAGCTAAAGTACCATACAAAAGAACAGAATCAAAATTATCCCCAAGCCATGTATTGTTTGCGGTAACAATTGACTCTGGGTAGTAGTAATAATGTAATTCAGCATAATAATTGGCGCTAGGAGTTGGACCAATGATAAAAGTTAATTCATTTACATCCGTTGAGTTAGGGCCAAATATGGCGTAATGCTTTGGTTCTGATGCATATGCTGACAAAGGATATGCTTCACGCATAAAATTAACATCTTTGTTTAACAAATACAAATAGTCACCTTGGAACACAATGGTTCCAGAAACTGTTCCAACATTAACAACTGTTAATGTTATGGTTGTTCCATTGATACTTCTTACTTGGCAATTAGTTCCAATACCTGTTCCAGTTACTTGTTGGCCTACAGCAATTCCAGTATTACTTGAGACAGTTATTGTTCTCAAACCTGAAGTCCCAGTGGCTGTTGTGCTGTTATATGGAAAAACAGCTAAACTGTACGTGGACAAAAAATCATTTGGACAGGACAAATACTTGTTGCCTGCTGTAAACACACCCGTTACATTCTTACGCAAATTAGCAATCTGCACCGTGTTGTACACACGTTGCTCCGCCTGTTTGATTAACGTATTTATAGTCGTTGTATCAAACGTATTTTGCGTATAGTCTTGTACCGCAGCAACGAGTTGTGTATACGTGATTGCCATGTTTAAGCCATTGGTCCTCTAGACATTAAACCTTTAGTAGCTGCACCAGTGCCACGGATTTTAATTCCTGAAGTCTTTGGCTCACCACCAGAAGATTTGTTAATGTTGCCTACAGACATATTGTATGAATCAGCGCGACTCATGTTAGGAGGAGAACCGGGATTTTCTTGAGGAGTAACTTTTTTACCCTTCATTGTGTGTGGCTCAGCATATACCATGGCATCGCCAATTTCTTTGCCCATCATTTTTTTGCTGTATGTAGCCATGATTAACCTCGTTTTTGATTGTTAGCGCGAGCCATATTACGGCCTACTTTACGCATTTCCATGCCAGTTACTCCAGCGGTTGTTTTTCCGCCCGTTTGAATTTTAGCTTTAGGACCGCTATCACCCAAGTTTTTACCTTCGGTTTTACCTTTTTTTGCGATGCCGTCTGCTGATCGTGTATATGCCATGTTTAGCTCCTATGAAACTGTTATCGTTACTGTACCAACAAATGTCGTTGCTACCAAGTAGTTTGGCGTTAAATATGCATCATATTGACTTGAGCCACCTACTGGATTCCAACCCCATTGGATGTCTCGAGAGCCACCCGTTAAATTATTGTTTGCATTCAAACCCGCAGTTACATACGTTGTATCTGGCCGAGGTTGATATATCGCTTGTGGATCATTAACAGGATACATTCCCAACTGCAATTGCGGCTGATCCGGATCCCAGCAATTTTCACATACTTTGAGCTGATACAGTTTAGTTTTAATCACCTCAATCTTGAGCTGTTTTAACTTAAACTGCATACCACACCGATCACATTCAGCAATAGCATATTTACCGGATGCGTATGGTGTTGTCATTAAACAATCCTCCCTTTTGTTTTTCCACGATTAGCAATGCCATCACCACGACTGGATGCGGTTTTTATTAGACCACCTTTTTTTTGGGGTGCTGGCATTCTTAATTCTGTTGGTTCCGCAAAAGGGCTTTTACCATTTTTTTTCCGTTCGTTTGCCCATGATTCTGCTTTATCGTATATTTCATTTGTAGGCTTCTTATCCGCCAAAAGATGATCAAGTTCTTTTTTGGTTAGTGTTGGAACAATAAGAGGGTATTCCCCTTCATCGTTTTCAGCAGATATTTCAGTTGCAGTACGACCACTTTTGGTTGGTAATTCTCCAAAATACCCTTTACCCTTAACCCCATCGCCAGAGTTGCGTAATCCATAAGGTGCCAACCCTTCTTTTCCGTTAAATTGCTTTAGACCAATCGCCATTAAATTGCTCCACCACCTATAAAGGCTTGACGAGGCACCAATCTTAATGTGGCTTTTTCATGATCTTCACCAGCCGCAAGCTTAAATTGTTCTTCGTATACTGCTTTAAGCATATCTAATCGATTTTGCAATTCAGGTACTTTCATGGCAATATAGTAGGCCAATCCTGCTACTACGCATGGAAGGAATCTAAAATTCATATCGGATGTTTGTATACCAGCGCCGGTGTCTTGAATACGGCGAAGTCTGTAATACACAAACTGATAAGTCTGCGATCCATCAGGTGTTGGCCATACAGTTACAGCTGGAAGTTGCGGTACATAAATAGGATCACCATCGCTATGACTTGCAGCAGTTGTATTGTTTTGTCCACGAAATACACCACCAAGAGATAAACCACTGATATAAGTGTAGTAAATGTCTTCTGTTCCTATGCGAATAAATCCAGATCCAGCCAATCCATCAACTGCGTTAAGCGTAATTGTTGTATCTGTAGAAGTTATAGCGCCATTTAAAACTGAAGCAGTTGGGTTAGTTTCTCCAGATAAACGTTGAATCCAAACTTGGATTGGTCGGCCTTGAGTAAGTTTATTTGGAATGGTTGCGTAAGTAGAAACACTAATACGAGTAATACTTAAATCAGATTGCGTAGATGAATTGTTTGCTTGTGTACGGATTACATGATCTAACAAATCAATAGTATCCAATGGCAAAGCATAAGTATTCAATCCCTGCGTTAAAGTGATTGTCCCAGTATCAATCGTCCACATATTCAACCCACGATTGGCCCATTCAATGGTCATCAGGTTAAGAGAACGCCTTGCTGTGCGTAGGTCATAACCTGTACGCATTTCACGGCCAGCTCTTTCCCACGCCTCTTCCGCGAGTTCAGTGAACTCCATGTTAAAGGCTGTGGTTCCTGTAGTGGTCATTTTTTGGCTGCTCTCATGTTATCAACTAAGTTTGGATATGGGCGTCCAGCAGCTTTGGCGGCAGCTTTGGCTTTAGCTTTTTTGGCAGAACTTAACGGCTTGGGAGCACCAAGACTTTTAGGCCGTGGTTTTTCCCAAACTTCCCCACCTTCAGCGTATTGGGTAAAGTCAGTATTATCCCTACGCTTTTTGCGTACACCTTTTGGCATTTTTGAAGACATAACAGCACCCATTCCACGGCTTCCCATCATGATTTAACACATCTTTCCGCGCGTTTTACCACGCTGGGCAATACCGTCACCACGGCTGGATGCTGTCATGCCACCAGAAGCCATTTTTGTAACATTTTTCATACCTGCGGGCTTGCCTGTTTTAGAGAATGACATGTACTGAGGTTTTTTAGTCATACCACCTTCAGCAAAATTTGACGATTTTTTTGCTTTGGCTTCCTTCATCGCACGTTCGGCTTCAGCACGTCTTAAAGCTAAATTAAGAGTTGCATCACGATCTTCTTTGCTGCGATCCATTATGCTTGTGCTTTTTGGATATTCTTTTGATTGTTCCACGTTAACAGGTGCTTCTTTAGGCTTGGATTCACCACGGCGTTTTAAAGGTCCACCTGCATTTGTTGCATTTAAATAATCACGAAGATTATCAAATCCAGCTGCTTTCATTTGTTCTTTGGTAACAATTTTAGGTTTAGGAGGTGCGGCCTCCATTTTTTGCATACCTTCGTCTTTCATAACTTTAGTTGAAAGATCAGACATTCTTCCTGTGTCTTCATAAGATGGCTCTTCAGGCATTGGTATTTTGTATCCACCAATATTATCTAAACTGGCTCTTTTTGCAGTTATTTCAGGTTCAGGTGTTACTAAAGAACCATTTTCACCATCATATTTTTTCATAACTGCTCCTTAACAGGCTTTGCCGCCCATAGACATTTTGATTTGCGTTCCTTTGGTTTTGCCACGTTGTGCAATACCATTAGCCGATGAACGAAACGCTCCACCTTTAGCCAGCTTTAAGGTTGTACCCTTACCGCCTTTATGTTCTTGCATGTCGTGCTGCTTAAAGGCTTTTTTAATCATTGCCTTGTCTTGCATTTTGTCCATTTTCATGTCTTCTTTCATGTCGCTTTTAGCCATACCGCCACCTTTAAATTTATGGCCTTTATCGGCCTTTGCAAAATCTTTTCCCACTGATTGTGGGACTCCTGCTTTCTTAGCAAACGATGGCGAATGTGCAATCGCTTCCATGAAATTATGTTGTTTTTTGCTGCTACTTGGCATCATTATCTCCCTTGCCGAATAAGCTGGTCAATTTTTTCTTCAAGCTTGTTAAAGCGTTGGTCAATATGACTTGTAATGCGGTCAATTTCTGCTTGAGTAACGTTATCACGGGCAACCTCCTCGCGTGTTTTGTTCAAAAGAATCGTAATACGATTTAACTCACGAAACTTTTCATTGACTATATAACCCATAACCGACATTAACAATGTTAATGTTGCCGACCAAACGGTATTAAGATCAATCACAGATATTTACCTCTAGTGTAACCACGTTGAGCAATACCATCGGCACGTTTGGAAGCAGAAATTCTTCCGCCTTTAGCGTTATTTTTAGTTTTTAAATCGTCCATAGCATCTCTTACTCTACGTCTTTCAGCTTCAGCTAATGCTTTTGGATCAGTTGTGGGTTGGCCATAATAATCTCTAGAATCCATTTCTTTCATTACATCTCTGGCATTCCTTCTAGCTGCTTTTTCAATTTGAGCAGGGTCGCTTGTAGGTTGCCCATAATAATCAACACCTAAAATTTTGTCAGCCATTTTAACCTCTTAACATTTCCAAGCCCGTAGGCTTTTGTTAATTCGACTGTTGGGATCTTTTGCAGTTTTTTCGGAAGTCAACTTTGACTTCATCCCTTCCATCCTCGCACAGAAAGACTTCTTCCTTGATCCGCCCTCGGGTTGGGGAGGCTTTAAATTCATCCCCTCCTTCTTTGCGGATGCCCGACCTTTGGCGTTTAAGCCTCCGTTCGGATTCTTCCCTTCTTTGCGTTGCCATGCAGGGGTCTTAGCCATAGAACACCGTGATTCCTGTAACGGAACCTGCGCTTAATGTTAAATAAAGATTTGTTTGGAACAACATACCTTCGCCGGGAACCAACAAATAAAAGGGTACAGGATTTGATTGAGAGGCAATATCAAACTGAGCCAAAATAAGCCCCGATGAACCGCCATCTCTAAATTCAAACGTAGCCGCTGTACTGGCAACTGGCGTAACAGAAAAACCTTTTAATCGGGTTCTGTTCTCCACCAATGAGCCAGCAACACTCAAATGAGCACTTTTTACGTCTGTTTGCATCGTCATGTGATGCTCCTAGTTAAGCAGATGCTGGGTTAGCAACACCATCTGAACCACGGACTGTATACACACAAGTTACGCTTGCTGCACCGCCAGAAGCAGTACCTGCACAAGCATAAGTTACTGTAACGATTGCATCAGTTGAACCTACGTTCTCAAAAGAAGCA